CGTCCGCGGCGAGCAGGTCCCAGTCGGCGAGGCACGCCGCGACCTTGACGGTCTCGATCTTCTCGTCGGCCAGTCCCCACGCGATCGCTTCGTCCGCGTCTAGGTAGAGATCGCCCTTGGCAAACTCCGCGAGGTACTCTTCCTTCGACTTCGTGACGCCACGTCGCGCGCTCGCAGCGCTGTACGCCTCCGCGAGTTGGCCGTTCATGCGCCGCATATAGGCGGCGTGCGCCTCGACCTCGTAGTCCTTGCCGCGAATGCCGCCCGTGACGCCGTGAAGCATCATGAAGGCGTTCGCGGGCATGATGACCTTGCTTGCCGCGGTCAACAGGTAGCTTGCGGCGCTCGCGGCAATACCGTCGACTGTCGCCTCGATCGTGACGCCGTTCGCGATGCGTTCGCCGAACACGTTGACCATGGCTTTCGCCTCGTCGACGATGCCGCCGAGCGAGTTGACGCGAAGCGAGATCTTTTTCGCTTTCGGGGCGCTGCGCAGTTTGGCGAAAATGTCCTTCGCGCTAATGCCGTCGCCCCAAAACGATTTCCCGATCGTGTCGTAAACCGCGACTTCGAGATCGTCCGAACCGACCGCGCGCACCGCGACATTCCAGCTTTTTGCAGCTAGTTTTTCTGACATTGATTTTCAGTTCTCCACTGCGTCGTCCGCGCCGTCTTCGCCTTGGCCCGTCGCGCTCTTCTTGCCGGCTTCTCCGGCCCCTTGCTGCGGCGCCTTCTTTGCGGCTTCGATCGCGGCCATCGGCTTAAGCGCCTCTGCGAGTTCTTCGTTCTCGCGCTTGATACGCTTGACGACCTTCGAATGCTTCAACCCGAACAGCTCACGGGTCGCACGCGCTCGATCAATGAACCCCTCCGCGATCGCTGCCGCGTAAGCTCCGACGAGCTTCGTCAGGTCGACGGCGGGTTTGATTTGCCCGGACCAGTCGCACGTGGTCCACGCGGCGAAAATGTCGTAACGCGACCAATCGCGCCACGACTCGAGAAAGCCTTCCGCCTTAGTGCGGCGAGACGTGCACTCTGCGATCAGCCACTCGATGTAAACGTGCTTACACAGACCGTCACCCAACAAGGTACGAACCATGTTGAGGAACATCTTGAACTCGTTCAACGCAGCCTGGCTCGCCGAATAGTTCGAGTTGAAGGAGAGCGTCAGAATCTCGGGCGGAATCTCGAGCGCCCATGCGACCGCTTGAATGATCGCCTGCTCGAAATCCTTGAAGGTCTCGACCGAGCCGTCGACTTTGAACGCGTGCGGCTTCTCGCCGGGGCTCAGGTCCTCCATTACGAGGCCCGGGACGTGCTCGCTCGTGCGGACAATGCGATCGCCGTCTGCCGTCTGCTGTATCTCTTGCCCGTGGCGAACTGCGCCTGCACTCATCGGCAGAGTCGCAAGCTTGTCTTGCGTCTTCTCGATGTACATCGCAAGCATGGACAGGACCACGGCCTTGCGTTGCGTGCTGTCCCGATACCGATCGACCTCCTGCAACGACTGCAAGATCAGCGAGAGCAGCGGCTTGCCGCGAACGTCGTCGAGCCGCTTGTCGCTCGCGTACACGAGCCATGCCAGCCGTCGACCGGACTTTTCTCCAAACGCTGGCAAGCGCTTCGCTGTGCCGTCCTTCTGCGTCACGTAGAAGGCGACATGTCGCCCGCTCGGATCGACCTCGACGCCGTGTTTGATCTCGTTTGGCCCGGTTTCCGTGATGCCCCAAGGCGTACGGACGTTCGAGCCCTTGATCAGCTGCAGCCGCGGCAGGCCCGTGCGCTGGTCTTGCCGCAGTACGACGAGCACGTCGCCCTCGATCAACGCCTCGCGGTAGGCTTCTGCCTGAATCGCGCCGAACGTCTTGAGCTCTGCTTGGTCGCAAAGACGCGGACTGTCGCACCAAAGCTGGAAACGGTTCTCGACCATTTCCGACCAGTCGGCGAGCTCGTCCTCTTCTTTGCCGAGAATCTTTTCCTCCGGCGTCGCCTCTAGCGAAAGGCCGGTATTGATGACGTTCGTTACGAGCCGGCGAATCACGCCGCGCGCGTAGATGTTCGTCTCGAAGAGCTGCGAGCTGCGTGCCCTCAACGTCCAATAGTCGGCGGCCAGAAGTTTCGTTACGCCGTAGCCGCCCGCGAACTTCGTGCCGTCGTCGTACGCGAACCTGACTGGCGCGCGACTCGTGCCGTACTGCTCCGCGACGATCTGCGATTCCGCGCTATCGAACGCGGTCCGCGCGCGGGCTACCTCCGGAGCAGGAAACGGGTCCGGTATGATCAGCCCGCGAGCAATGTCTGATTGGTGTTCTGCGGGCATTGGCTTCTAAATTCTGCGGGTGTGCGGTGCCACTCGCTCAAAAGGCGAGCGCCCTTGCTCGTGTTACAGAAGCGGCAACACGGCACGACATTGGTCGGCTCGTCGCGGCCGCCTCTGGCGATCGGAATGACGTGATCGATCGTCGCGGCACATGCTTTGCGGCAATACGCGCAAACAACTTCGCCGCCTTCGTTGCGAAATTCGTCGCAAATTCGCAACCACTCCGCAGGCGTTACACCGGGCGAACATGAGTCGTGCAGGCGTGCGCGCCTTCTTTGCGCCGTAAGCTTGTGTCGCAATTTCACATCCGCGCGCTTGTGGCGCTCGCGCATGTACGATCGTTTTGCGGCGTGTCTGCGCGGATCCATTTCGCGGCTACGATCAGCCGCACGCACCAAAACCTTGTCTTCTTCGGTCAGGCTCGCGTGAAACTTTTTGGCGCTCAATCTCCTGCGCGCCAAATACGCTGGATCTGCGGAACGCCGTTTGTGGTACTCCGCCTGATAGGCCTTCTGCGCGGCAACAAAAGCAGGATCGTCCGCTCTCCGCTTCTTAGCGCTCGCACACGAGGCTTCCACGTGTTTCTTGCGAGCTTCCGGATTTTCTCGCCGTCGTTTTACTGCGTACTCCGCTCGTTGCCGTTTCTGTTCCAACGTCAACAACATCAAAACCCCGGAACGACACGAGTTACGCCGCCGCAACCGAGGCGGTTACTCAACGTTGAGATCAGGCTATAGGTGGACTCGAGCGAGTCTCGAAGCGTTGCGAGATTCGCACGCGTTACCAACTGGCGCGTAGCCCCTGTGTCCAACTGGTACGATTGAATGCCTCCGGAGACGAGGCTATCGAGCGCCGTCTCCATGACGAGCGCGCGCGCCATGGCTGCGTCCAGACGACCTTGCCAAAAGGCGCGCATTGCTTCGTTCATTGGTTCGTTGATTCAGTGAAAAAGATCGGACGCTTTTCGCTCTGCGTGTAGAAGAGTTCCCAATCCACAGCGGGCAACTCGAGCAAGCCGACGCAGATGTTCCAGGCGAGCAGGTCGAGCGCTGCGTTCGCGTACACGAGACAGTCCCAAAGCTCGTTCGCTGCGCCGTGCGGTCGGAACCACTCCCAACCAACGCGCTTGCCGGACGCCTTCTCGATCTTGGCGCGCTTGACCTCAACCGTAAGCTCTCGGAGTTGAGCCTCCTTCGCATTGTCGGGCGCGTTGAAGTGCCCTTCGGGCTGCATGCTCTGGCCATCCCAGCTGTGCCGCAGCGACGCGCTCCATCGATCTTTGTAGCGATCGACGGTGATACCGTAGGCGCCTTGACCCATCGGAGAGACAAGCGCCGCGAACTCGCGATCGCTCGCACCCTTCGGCGGATTCTCGCGGCCTTTGACCGGGTAGACTCCGGTCTTGTACTCGCCCGCGAACGCATAAACGGTATCTGTGCGATAGCCGGAATCGACTAGTGTAATCGCGATCTTGTATCGCCTGCCGTCGTCCGCCTTGTATTCTTTATGATCGATCAGCTCGCGGAGTCGGCCCCACGTTCCAGCGTCGTCAAGTTGCTCAGTGTCGCCTTCGAAAACGTCGTAATTGATCAGGAACGCGCGACGTCCGCGCGTCCAGCCGAACACCGCGACGTTCAAACTCGATTTGTGCACGTCGACCGTGCAGGTCAGGAGCAGAATCGGGCCGCCCGCGTACTCCTCGGCCCAACCGTTCGGAATTTCTCCGAAGTTGTAGATGCCGATACGGCGATGCGATGAAACAGTTTCGAGCGCGAGCTTCTCGCCCGTGATCTCAAACGTCTCGCCCAGAACGTTGTTGTAAAAAACCTGTAGCTGCGCGAGGTCCCGCGGTCGGTCGTTTACGACGTCCCAAGCTTCGAACCACTTGCGCACGCACGCGTCCCACGTCTGCATGCCAGGCGGCGAATACAGCGCGCCAACGTGATAGCTCCTATGATCGGGACTCGAGGGCGTTTCGGTCGCCCTCCACTCGCCCTGCGCGAGCATGCGCGTCTTGTCGTCGTTCGTGTGGCCGTGGCCGCACTCATTCTTTTCGCAAAAATAGCGAACCGAATCCGGAACCAAACGACCCTCGTCGTCGGTCTTCCAGTCGATTCCAGAAATATAGCCGGTTACTCGATCCGTGCGCCGCCAACGTAGCACCTGCATGTGTCCGCACTTCAGACACGGCACGAAGTAGTAACGCTGGTCGCCTTGCAGAAACCGCTTCTCGATCTTCGACTGCCCGCGAATCGTCGGCGTCGAAATGTCGAGAATCTTGCGACTACCCTCGAAGGCCGCCGTGCGGTCTCGCACGAGCTTGATCGGATCGCCGTCCTTGCCGACCGTATCCGGCCAACCGTCGATCTCGTCGTTCAGCAGGTATTGAATCGAGAACGATCGGAGCTTGTTCGCGTTCTGCGCACCGAACGGAATCAGAAAGCCGCCGCCGACCCATTCGATTTTCGTCGAGGTCTTTCCGGTGCGGCGGTTGTTGCCCTCGTCGGACGACTTGATCAGATGTTCCAGCCCCGAGTGCTGAATCATGGGGACGATGTACGACTCGAGACGAAGCTTCGCGAGTTCCGCGTCTGCCGTGACCATCATTACCGGCGCGGTCTTCAAATGCTCGATCGCGTAGCCGATCACATTCTCGAGCATCGTCGTCATGGCGAGCTGCACGCCCTTCATGACGGAGACCTCGCGAACGGTGCTCTCGGGTCCGAAACAGTCGATGATCTCCCGCAGGTATGGAGTGACGTCGAACCGGTAAAAGCCCGGCATCGGCGTAACCTGCGGTGGCAGATAACGATAGCTCTCGGCCCACGTCGACGGCTTAAGCGGGATCTGCTCGCTCGTGATCGAGGCGATCTGCGCCGCGAACCACTTCCGATCGTCCTCGCTTACTTGTATCGCCTCCTTGCAAAACTGATTTCTCGACTTGCGTTTTCACGCTGCCGATCTGCTTCCCGAGCAATTGCCGAGTCATCTTCTCCGCCTCTTCGACGGGCGCGCCGCTGCGCGCGAGCGCGTACAGCTGGCGACACAGCGTCTTTGGCGTGTCGGCTAGTAGCCGGCTGGTCATGCCGTCGATCAGCCCGATCAAATGCGATCGGACGAACTCGCGCGAGATGACCTGTCCGCGCGTCTGCGCGTTGTCGAGCGACTTGCCGATCGTGGTCTGGAGATCCTTTTGGAAAATCACCCAGTCGCGCGCTGCTCGAGACGAGCCGAAGCGGTCGACGAGCGGCTTCGCTTGCAACGCGAGCCCGTCGAGGTCGTCAAGCGAGCCCGCCTCTTCCGGCTGCGGCGGGAGCTCCGGAGGCTCTTCGTGTCGGAGCCTCGTCGGTTTGGGGCCTCGCGATTTGAACGCTTTGGACCCCTCCGTCGGCTCCGTGGCGGCCGCGGCCGGCGCTTTCTCGACCTTGGTCGGAGCGCGGGCGGGTTTGGGCAACGCGACGCCACGATTGGCCGCGGCCGCCTGAATGAGCGGGTGGTCGGTGTCTACGCGGTCGCCGATGCAAGCGGCCGCCCAAGTCGTCGCGCAACGCTTCGTGACCGCCGCGCGCGAAATGTCGAACATCCGCGCCAAATCGGCTTTGGTTACTGGGCGAGGCATGGGAAAACGTGACCCGGGCCGCCGCGTTAACCTGAAAAGTTAACAACGACCCGAAAAGTTAACAAAGAAAAAGGAAGCACTTTGTTCGCGAGGCCCGCGGTTGCCAATGATAAC